ACCAAAATCACTTATCGCTCGTCATGGGAGGCGAGGGTGATGACATGGCTTGACAAAGAACCTAATGTCATATCATGGGCATCAGAAGAGCTAGCAATCCCTTATATATCACCTGTGGATGGCAAACGCCACAGGTATTTTCCAGATTTTATCGTCAAAGTAAAGAACAAAGATGGTAAGGTAAGCACTATGATGATTGAGGTCAAACCCCAAAAACAGTCTGTGGAACCAACCAAACGAAGCCGTGTGACGAAACAATACATAACTGAGGTCATGACATACGGTATCAATCAAGCTAAGTGGAAAGCTGCTCAGGAATATTGTTTGGATAAAGGTTGGCAGTTTAAAGTATTGACGGAAAAAGAGTTAGGCCTCTAACTAAATAGAATATGACATCAAAACTTACCACACTTGCAGAGGAAAAGAAATCGGCAGGACATAAAACTATGTCCAAAGATGCCGTTGCATGGTTGCAGAAGCAAATAAATGAGATAAAGCGACCATCGGCCATTCCCATCACCATCAAAGGTGAAGTAAGTAGACAGAAACAACCAGGCCAGTTACGAATTGGCATGATGTATTGTTATTATTATGATCCAAAGACCAAAGATGAACTACCATATTGGGATAGATTCCCAATGGTATTGGTGTTAGAGAAGTACAATGATGGGTTTCTAGGTTTGAATATACATTACTTGCCAGTCAAGTATCGTGTAGCTTTCTTACAGAAACTGATGAGATATGCTCAGTTGACACCTGATGATGATATCAAAAGAATGAGAATTTCTTATGATATTCTAACTGCAACCAAGAGGTATGCAGAGTTCAGACCATGTTTGAAGCGTTATTTGTATAGCCATTTGAGGTCTAGAATATTGATGATAGAACCAAATGAATGGGATGTGGCCACTATGTTGCCTATTCAACAATTTAGAGGCGCAAAACCACAAAAAGTGTGGCAAGATTCTGTGAAAGAATGGAAAGACCACATGGCTCACTTTAATCAGGACGAATAATGGGAAACCCTAGCATCAACAATTTTATCAATTCATTTACTACTGATGTAGCCAGACCTAATAGGTTTGACGTTAATATTGTTGTTCCTGCCATGTTGCAGAATTACAGTCCTGTTTTGCGTAACCTATCATTGCGTTGTGAATCCACAGAATTACCTGGAAGAACGTTTGGAACAGTAGACCAAAAGTTTGGTTCTAATCCTACATCCAAATTTCCAATGCACTCGTCATATAATGATTTGACGATGACCTTTATTGTGTCAGCCGAAATGACAGAAAGAACTTTCTTTGATGTTTGGATGGAATACATCAACCCAACCACATCTTTTGATTTTGATTACAAACAAAACTTTGCATCAACGATTACAATTAGCCAATATGATTTACAGAATGTATTGACTTACTCTGTTAACCTGTTTAAAGCATATCCAATTGCAATCAACCAGATGGACTTAGATTGGTCGAATGATGGTTACCACAAATTAAGTGTGGTTTTTGCTTATGATTACTGGCAAAATAGCGGTATAGATTTGTTATACGAAAGTCTACCACAAACACAAAACCAATCGAATTTTGGATTAACTTCATTTGAAGGTTCTGCTGCACAACAATCATTCTTTACTAACGGACAAATTGTGCCAGCACCAGCACCATCGGTGTCATCTTTACCAGTTACGAATGCAAATGGAAATGTTGAAACTAATAATGGTTTTGTACTCAATCCAAATGTTTAATATAATGGAGATATTATAATGGCTTTACCAAAAATTGATGTGCCAATTTATGAAATAGACTTACCACTATCAAAGAAACACATTCGCTTTAGACCATTTCTAGTCAAAGAGCAACGTAATCTTATGATGGCCATGGAAGCAAATGATACTGAAACGATTGAAAAGAACATCAAACAGGTTCTACACAATTGTACATTGACGGAGAACATCGACATTGAGTCTTTACCTATCATTGATGTAGAGTTCTATTTCTTGAACCTACGTGCAAGGTCTGTAGGCGAGATTGTAGAAAGTAAGTATCGTTGCGAGAACGAAGTCAATGGTGCAAAGTGTGGTAACTTAATGGATTCTAGTGTGAACTTATTGGATATTAAGGTCGATATGTCCAATAGTCCTGATAGTAACATCCAACTCACCGACAAGATTAGTATTGGTATGAAGTATCCAGAATTTTCTATATTAGAGCGTTCAAACAAATTTGATAATGCAACTGATATGGCTTTTGATATGATTGTTGAAAGTGTTGATTACATCTTTGATGGTGAACAATATTATTATGCAAAAGAAACAAGTCCAGATGAGTTGGTTGAGTTTATTGAAACATTGAACCAAGAACAATTTGCAAAGATTGAAGAGTTCTTTAATAACCTACCAAAGTTAGATAAGAAACTAGAATTGACCTGTAAGAAGTGCAATTTCCATCACACCATTGAAGTGGAGGGCCTCGAAAGTTTTTTCGGCTAGTGATGCGGCATGATAACTTGAGGAACTATTATACAACTAATTTTTCCCTCATGCAGCATCACAAATACAGTTTAATTGAACTTGAAAATATGATACCTTGGGAAAGGGACATATACGTTGCTATGCTTATACAATACATCGAACAAGAAAACGAAAAGATTAAGCAGAAGCAACATAGATGACAGAAGAAAACGAAGAATTTGAAGAAACCAAAAGTCGTGCTGGTGCATACAATAGAGCATCCAGAATACGAAATCGTGGTCTATTAGGTAACGTTATTGATAATTTAGTCAAAGGTCAAGGCCTTGGTAGTTCCATTGGTCGTAGTGTTTCTGATACATTAGAAGCTAAAGCAGTAAGAATACAAGAAAAATTTGACCCAATTAATATAGCAAAGACATTTACTGGCAATATTGGTGGTGCTCTTGCAGGTTTGGCCATGGGTAGAAGCAGAAGAGATATATCACACTTCACTGGTTTTGGTCATCAGATAAAAGTTCCAAGAAAAATTGGTACTGACAGAGCAGTTGGTACGGTTCAAACATCTTTCTTTTCTACTGTTGCAAAAGGAGATAGACTTAAAAGAGGTGAAGGTGTAGCCGATGTGGCCACAAAATTATTTGTGTTTATGAAAAAGACACATGATGATAAACTCAAACATTATGAAATTGAACATGATTTTGAAGAAGAAAAAGAAGTTAAAGTAAAGCGTAGAAGAGAAGAGGTGTTGAAAGCCTTAGCAGACAGACAAAAAGAAATACCTGAGCAGATAAAAGAGGCAGTCAAAAAAGAAGCACCTAAGGAACCACCTGCTCCACCAAAAGCACCAACAAAACCGGGTGCTAAACCAACACCAGCAGCTCCTAAACATGTAGCTCCTAAACCTGTAGCTCCTAAACCTGTAGCTCCTAAACCAACACCAACAGCAAAACCAGTAGAACCTGCACCACCAGTTCAAGTTGCTAAGCCAACTGTTAGTGTTTCAAAACCTTCTGTACCAAGTGTTTCCACAGTATCTAAAATAGCGGCAGGTACCGTTGCTGTGACCGCAGCGTTAACAGGCAAAGAAGCTTTAGCAGAAAATATTTCAAAATATGAAAGTAAAGGTGCAGGTGGTTATAATGCTTATAATAAAGGAACTATTGGCAACAAAATGATTGGTGCTGATAAACCAATTGATTTTAGTAAAATGACTATATCTGACTTTTTTCATAGAGCAGCTAAAACAAAACAATTTCCTGAAGGTAATCCTAACTTAAAACCTGGTGATCCTGATACATTATTTGCTGTTGGTAAATATCAAATTATTCCTTCAACAATGTTGAGTTTGGTAAAAAAATTAAAATTAGATCCAGAGAAAACACGTTTGGATCCAGAAACACAAGATGCATTGTTCGCTAATGGATTAGTTGGTATAGTGCGTAAAAAAGTTGATGATTATATCAAAGGCTTAAGTAATGATAAAAATGCTGCTATCTTAGAATTAGCTAAAGAGTTTGCTTCGGTGGGTATACCTTATGATATGAAGGTTGGTAAAAAAGAATTGAAAAAAGGAGATTCTTATTATTCTGGCCAAGGTGGAAATAAAGCACTCAATTCACCAGAAGAAGTCGGTGCAGCTTTAGATGCTGATAGAATGAAAAAATTAGGAACAACAAAACCTGCTTTAGCTGAAAATGTATCAAAATATGAAACTGGAGAAAAAGTAGCTGCAGTTTCAGTAACAAATAAAGATTTGAAAACAACACAAGGTACCAAAACCATTATAGATAACACAACAACAGTTGCATCAGCAGGAACAGTAAACAAACAGTATATGCAAACTCCCGCTAAAGATATACCACCAACATATGCAAGACAATCATGAAAACTATAACTAAAAAACTAGGTGATGAAATATTTGTATGGGATCCAAATGC